CTGTTGTGAGACTCTTTAAAGAATCAGAGCCAACTGCAACATTATTTGAGCCTTCTGTTAAATCAAATAAACTTCTATATCCGATTGCTGTATTCTCATCACCCTCAGTTAAATCAAAAAAGGCTTTAAATCCAATCCCTACATTGTTTGTAGAATCAGCATTCGTTCCATTACCAGAAACCATGTGACCATAAAATGTATTGTTTATAGAACCAGATTCAACATTTTCGCCACATTGATAACCAAATAAAGTTGTTCCAACTGCTCCACTTGAATCATTATTACTTAGCGAGATTCGGGAGTTGGCATCTATTTTCATTCTTGTTGATAAACTAGATACACTTGCGTGAGACGCTCCTGTGTAAAAATAATGACTTCCATCGTTTTGCTCATATAATGTTTGTGCATCTTCTACTATAGTATCCCAACTACCATCAGTATGTCTAAAAACATTCTGACCGATATACAAAGATTTACCTGTACCAGAAGCCGTTTGTGCAAATATAGTAGATGTAGAACCAACTTGTAATAAGGTATTATCTGCGTGCATTGCAACAGGCGATGCACCAATTCCGACATTGCCTGATTCAGAAATACGCATAACTTCTGTTTCACTTACCGCATTTGCGTGAGTATTTGCAGAAGAGGTAAAAAATATATGCCTTCCATTTTCTTGTGTATATCTTGAGGCTTCATCAGAACCTGCTATAAGATGCTTCCATCCACTATCATAATAAGCATTTGCAGTTATATGAATAGCAGAACCAGCACCAGTACCATCTGCGTGAGCAGATATTGCTCCAGTTTCTCCAATTTGGAGAGCAGTAAAAGTATCCCATTGGTCGTCAGGAGTAACTCCAATTCCTACATTTTGACTGGCATCAATAGTAAGTGCATCTGTACCATTACCACTTCTTAGCGTTAAGATACCAGATGCGTGTTGAGTGCCAAGTTTTAAAGTTTTTGTATGGTACTCGTAAAATGCATTCGCACCATTTAAATCATTTGCAGAACCAAATATAATAGATGATGTATGCCCAGATGATTCGCCAGCCAGAATTGACATTCCAGCATCAGCATTATTTCTTATAATAAATTCATTACCATCTGCATCAGCAGTACCTGAGACTGTTCCATCGGCTCCTACTATTTGCATATCACCAGTTAATACTTCTGAATATGAAAATCCTCCACCACCATTTACAGTTAAATCACCATCAATGGTCAGGTCACCACCTATTGTACCGCCAGAACTTAGAAATCCAGCGGAGTCTATTAATTTACCGATCATGTTAAACCTCTACCACTCTAACAGCGTGCTGTGTTGTTGATGTAGAATTAAAATTAAATCTCAATGTATCACTTGCACCTTTTATACCAACGGGGACTGCAAGACTTGTTAAACTACCACCAGGTAATATTAAATCTATATCTGCATCTATATCAAGATCAGAAGTAGCGAAATTGAAATATATATCCCCAGCGGCATATATCATTATTTGGTGTGTTGATGGAGCTAAGTCCATGTGTTTTGTATTTGTTACATCAGCGCTGGAACCAGCTGTAATTTGTGCCCCAGAACTTCCACCTAATCCACCTGAGGATGCATCTGCTACTGAAAAACCACCAGCTGCAGTTGTATTTAAAGCCTCATGTGTTCTAAATTTTTGTAAGTTTGCCATTATATTCTCCTGTTAAATTACCCAGCTTGCGAGGCGAGAATGCTCCCTATCTGAGTTATTAAATTAAGTTAGGTACTTTTATTACTCTAGTACCTCCAGTTTTATCACGTTTTTTAGCACCATACTTTCGTATTGTGTCATCGAAATTCTTTTTATGTGTAGCAGATAACAGCGTTGCAGACTGCACAACATTAGGATCAGTAGCCGCTCCAGCCCTATCCATATATAAACACTTTTTAACGTAGTCTACAACAGCACGCTGTAATGTGTTATCTATGTCTAAGGAACTATTAATAGAAACAACGCCATTAGGTTCTGAATAATAATGAATTAATAATCCATCAGTAATAGCTTCACTTACAGCCTTCCACTTCTTCCTTGTAGATGTTATAGCATCGCCATCACTATCTACTTTTGTGATCAACCCTAAGCGACTTCCTTCTGTAAAATAAAGTGCGTTATCTTCTGGGTATTTTATATTACTCGCCATCTGGAACCTCTACTGCGCTTTCAGATGATGCATCTCCTAATAGTAGGTCTTTATCAATTAACCTAGGTATTTGTATATAGTCACCATCACTGTCCATTAAATAAGTTCTAATGATCTTATTCACTTCTAATTTATTTCCACTCGAATCCTCTGCTCCATCAGATATATCATAATACATTTGATCAGCAACAGTGCTTATCTTAGCATGTACTACTTTAGTATTATACATGCCCATTTCAACTAGAGAATCATTAACTAGATTTAAAATATAATTCTCAGGAGCATCGGGAAATACTTGTTTTATTCTACTGATTAATGATTTAACGCTTATATCGTGTACTGCCATAATTAACTCATAACCTTAGCAAGACCATCTTCGTAGTCTTTTTGTAATTTAGCTTGTTGTTTCTCATACCAACTATATTGAGCTGTATCAATCTGCAATCTAGTTTGAGCCTCATTTGCATACGCATTTGCTATTTGAATTTTAGATTGAATCTCATTAGCATATCCTTGAGCCGCTGATATATATCCTTGTGCTATCCCAACCTGAGAACTGATTTGGTTAGTTCTAGAACTTATTTCACTAGTATACCCCTGTGCTTCAGCCAAAGATGTTTGGGCTTCTGAAATATATTTAGAACCAGCCTCCCCATATCCCCTCGCTGTTGATAAATAACCATTAGCAAGTTCTACATCTTCAGCATCGACTTGAGCGTTTGCTAGATCAACTTCTGGATTAATTAAATCAAATTCTGTATTTGCTAGCCCGACAGCAGTATTAACTCTACCAAGAGCTGTGGTAACATTTCCTAATGCAGTATCTATACTCGTATCAACATTAGTTACTGTTTCAGCTAACTCGACGATTGCGGCATCAACTTGTGTATTTATTAAATCTGCTATACTTAAACACTCATCAATCTCAGTATTTATAGCAGTCAACGCTGTTGTTATATCTGCATTAGAGGACTTATCGCCTAATACATTTTGTAAAGACCTTACAGCTCCATATAAAACAACTAAATGTTCTGCTTCATCAGGAAACCTTGCTATTGCACTATCACCAAACGCAACAGATGGATATTGAACTTCTGAATATTTACAAGAACCACCATCTGGTAATACATCCAATGCATTATTCTTAATAAAGAATATTGGGTCTGTAACAGATGCGTATTGCATCTCATCAGGGTCTTTTGCTTTATCGGCTAAAGGTGCTGGAATTCTTCTACATGGTTGGTCTATGTCACCATCATTCCTAGTAACAAACAAAATATTTCCAGTATTTAATGTGTCTGCTGTACCAGATGTAAACGTTTGCTCAGATGCACATAGCGCTTGCAATCTATTTGGTAGTACATTAATAATCTCTTTTGCACCGTCTGTTAAAAACTGAGTTAATTCAGTTTGCGTAGGTGCACTACTACCATCTATTGCGAGACTTGTTAATCCTTCTACTTGTGCTTCAAATGTTGCCATTATACGCTCGCAACAAACAATTCAACATTAACAGCATTGGTACCAGAATCAACTATTATCTTAGATAAATCTTCAAAACTACTAAAAGCTGGAGACGTATCTGTTTCTCCTAACATAAAATCATCAGGCGTTCCAAACATTAAACTTTTTCCCGCCTCAACAACAAACTGAGCATTGTCGCTTTCTCCAACAAGGGCAACATTGACAGAGTTACTACTATCTAAATTTGTTAATCTTATATATCTTACATCATTAACATCAAAAGCCCCAGTCGATGTACTCACCGCGGTTGCAAATGTAGCAATTGTTGTATCTCCATTTGCTGGAACAGTAACAATTCTTTTATAAATCTCATCAACACTTGCAATCTCAAATGTTCTCTTAGAACCATAATCTTGATTATCAAGTATTATATCTTCTTGTATTTTTACTTTAAGAGTAGCCATTATTTCTTAGCACGCTTCATTGCTTTCTTAGCAGCGGCTTTCCCCTTTTTTGTATAAGGATAGTGTTTTACTTTCCCTGATTTAGTTTTAACTTTTGGCATATCTACTCCTATGATCTTTTAATTTGCCATCCCAAAATTTTGAATTCTTTTTCGCTCTATCTTTATTTATCTTATCTATATGGCTATCCATTGTAGTAGTTGAAAACTCTATATCAGTTCTTTTACCTACCTCGCTCATCATATAAAGATTGGTCGTATACATAGGTTCAGATGCTCTCTCACCACAAGACCTACAGTAGAACCAATTCTCTGAGTTTTCTTCTTTACAATACTGACAATGCATTACGAATCATGTATTATAACGGTCATAATTCTACCATCCCTCATTTGGATGCTATGAATAGAACGTATTGTTTTGCCATCATCAACACTCTGTAAATAGTCATTAACTTCCTTAGCATAAGAACCCGCTACTGAATCAGCATTAGGGCTTATTGTGTTGATTATTATTTTTGTCGTTACATTAAAATTTGCCATATTTATCCTTATGGATTTCGGGGGCTACCTTTTATTGATAACCCCCACAGTTCCATTAACTGTTATCTTTATTTATTCAGATTAAGATGTGGTTACAGCGGCATCTTTACCAGACTGTCCAGTAAGATACCACTCTCCGTCATAGGCTGAGAATTCTAGATAATCACCCTTTAACGCAGATGTTCCCCAAATAACATTGGATACACCTGTTGCACCATCAGCGCTTGAACCTGGGCCATCATCATTAGTGTCAACCTCAGTTTCATTAACCTTACCAAAAATAATCGCACTTCCAGCTGCAAATGTTACTGCTCCAGTAGGGGTATTTTCATTAACCCAGAATTTGTAATAAATTCCGTCTTTAATGTCTGCACCCGTAGGAAAAGTTACTGAGTATGCACCGCCCGAAGACTCAACATACATAACTTTACCACTATCTTTTTCAGTAAGTGTAATTGCTGCTGTAAGAAGTTGCGCTTTATTTTTGAAAGAACCAGTTGCGCCACTATTTTCATTAAGATAATCTTGTCTCATTATTAGACTCCTTCTAAATTAATCAAGTAATGAGTTTCAGGGAGTGAAACTTCAAGACCTGCTTCTGTTAGAATCATATCTTTACGCAAATCCTCGTCAGCACTTTGTACGTTACTTACCACGTGTGTGTCACGATTTACACCGTTACCAACAAGAGGTCTGTAAGCCACGTGATCAAGATCAACAAGCTGTAAAAAGCCTGATGCAAAACCACGGAACAAAGGTTCTTTAACAAGATTCATTGTACCATGAATGGTTTCAATAGCCATCATTTTATGACCATATGCACCATCTTTGGCTTGAATATTGTAACGAAGATTAGATACATCATTAACAGCAGTTGATGTTCCGTCAACCAATGTTCTATTCATGAATGCATCTGCACCAAGCTTGTTAAAGAAAGTGATCACAGGTAGACTTGCTAGTGCAAGTTTTGAATCTGTACCACCACGAGCTGGGTCGTAAACTACTTCGAAATCAGCAAGTAAGCGATCGTATGTTAATTCAGTGGTAGCCGAACTACGAAAGTAGGGCGCTCCAGATGAATAAGAAAGAGCGGAATCATCAACTACTGATGTTCCATTCTTAATAACATGTCCGCAAATACCTTCTGTGTATTGAATACCGCCAGAACTTGCACGCTGACCAAAGAGCATAGCTCTTTCAATATCAACTTTATGCTCACGTAATTTGTTATTCCAAACACGCTCCCACTCATTGGCGTATCCACGATAATGAGTAGCTCTTGCTGTATTTGACATTTCACAAGCAGTTTTGAAGATCTGGGTATATCCATAATCTGTGTCAAGTTCTTCTGACCATACATCAGGTGAACCTGTTCCTTCTGCGAAAGAAGTACCTATTACAGTACACTTAGCGTCATCTGCTCCAGTTTCTGCACCGTCAATTGCAGAAATTGTCTTGCCTTGAAAAGTTGTAGTGCTTCCAGCGTCAACAGGGGCTGATTCACACCGAACAATAATTGATTCAGGTGAACTGTTTTCTGTATAATCTACTACAAACACCATTCCTTTTACAAGCCAATCAACAGATGCACCGCCTGAGGTGTCTATTGTATAGGCTAAGGAAGAACCAGCCGCTGGTATCGCATGAGAACCCGCAAGTAAAAAACT